TATCTCCCGAGATCAAGCGAGCGTGGGCGGCAGCGGCAGAAGCAGTAATGGCACATTTCATCAAGTAGGAGCGAACGATGGCGACCGTATATATTCAGAAGCCTGGTGATGTGGCTGGAGTCAAGCGCAAAGGCGAACCGTTAGCACGTCCCTATGTGGTGCTGAAGGACGGAACGGCCATCCCGTACATGCAGTGGCTTGAACAGGGCAACCCGACGTAGAAGAAAGCACTATGGAAGATGCTTCCAAGTATCTCTACTTCGAATCCTTCTAATATTTCTGACGGTTAGCGATAAGCGTACAGAAAGTTCTTCAAGAGAAAGATTACTATCTCGAATAAGCCTAACGCCTTCATCTGTGCATTTAGATGGACCGGAACGTTCTCCGCAATGCATTCTCCCTTTTGTAATGGCATCTTGAGTATTATCTTTTGCCGTTCCCACCCGAAGATGAAGAGGGTTGAAACATGGGGGATTATCGCAAGAGTGAAGAATTCGCAATCCCTCTGGAATTGAGCCACGAGTGATGATGTATGAAATGCGATGGACTTGATACTTTATCTGGTGAATTGTTAGCTTCCCATAGCCGTTTGGATATGTTCCAAAAGGCCAAACCATACATTCTTGGCATTCCGGCGAATTGGACAATGTTTCTACGATCCACACGAATGCGGTTTTGTCAGGCATGACATTGCGAGGGCTGTTACGCTTTAGATACATCGCTTGAGACCTCCTCAGTCTCGCGGTGTTACTGGCGACCCACTGTTTCCGCAGTGAGGTCGCCTTTTTATTGTACCGAGATCGGAGCATAGAAATGAAGCCTGAATTCAATAAGTTCATGCAATTTCAGAAGATGGAAGATTCCGAGGATGGCCCTCCCGTTATTTGGGGAATCGCCACTCTTGAAGAGCCGGATTCAGATGCGGAAATTGCGGACTACGATACGGCCAAGCCCGTGTATCAAGCATGGAGTTCCAAAGCTCTGAAGCGAACCAAGGGAGCTGGGCAGGAGCCATCTCTCGGAAATTTAAGATTGATGCACGGTTCCGAAATAGGGGGGAAGGCAACCAAACTCGAATTTCGAGATGACGCAAAAGAGATATGGCTCGGGTCTGAGCCTGTCAACGATGCTGTCCATCAGATGCTCAAGGGTGGATTTCTCACCGGCTATTCGCAGGGAGGTTCTTATGCATGGCGAGCCTGCAACGTTTGCGAAGGCCAAATGCCAATGCAGCAGGGTGCGAATTGGTGTGAGACGTGTGGCAAGAACGTAATCGTTCGCTATGGATTGAAGAAATTGGCAGAAGTAAGCTATGTTGATTCCCCCGCCATCGGCATCGGATTCGAAAGCGTTAAGTCAAACGGATCTTGCGAGATCGTGAAATTCCAAAAGAAAACGGAGGCAGTCGTGGCAAAAGACAAAAAGACCAAACGAGTGGCTGGCGAGGACTTGGAGTCAAGTGCCTTCGCCTATGTAGGCGATCCCGATAAGACGGAGACGTGGAAACTGCCTATCAAGTTCTCGAACGACGAGAAGACGAAGCGGCATATCCGCAACGCGCTCGCCCGGTTTGAGCAGACCAAGGGCATTCCCGAGGACAAGAAGGAAGAGGTCAAGGCCAAGATCCATGCCGCCGCTACCGCTCACGGTATCGATGTGACCGAACCGTCTGCCAAGTCCGCCAAGGTTCGCGACATGCTGAAGTCGAAGATCGACGCTCAGGCAGAGTCCAAAGGTCTCCAGAAAGGTCTCTATGCGGTTGGCCAGTTCGCCAATCTGCTCGAGAGCTACGCGTATCTCCTCGAGAGTGCGTTGTGGGAGAGAGAGATGGAGGGAGACGATTCGGATGTGCCGGATGAGATGAGAGATCAGCTCGACGACATGATCGACACGTTCATCTCTATGGCTGAAGAGGAAGCAAAAGAACTTGCCGCCCGTAATGTGGGCAAAACTGAAAAAGGAGATACACCGATGACCCCCGAAGAACTCGAACTTCAGAAGGCGGCAAAGAAATCGCTTGCGACCCACTTTGCCAAGGCTGCTGCTCACCACACCAAGATGGCTGACCATCACGAGGCGATGGAAGACCACCACGAAGAGATCGCCGACGCTCACAAGGCCATGCACGAGAAGATGGCCAAACTCGACACCAACGAAGGCGGACAGGCCGAAGGCGGACCGGGCAAGGAAGTGGTCTCGTCGTTGATCGAGTTCCACAAGGCTGCACACAAGGAACACGAGGGACTCGCCAAGAAGCACGGCCACATGGCGAAGGCCCACGATGCCCACGCCGAGCACTGCGACAAGATGGCAGGTTCCTGTGATGAAGAGACGGCCAAGTCCGTGTCGAAGTCCGAGGCCGAAGCCTACGAGGTCGAGAAGAAGGCTGCCGGCACCGTTGCCGCTCCCGTGGTAAAGACGGATGGCGACGACTTCATCGCTCGTGCGACCAAGCAGGCACAGGAGAACCTGATGAAGAACCCCGAGTTCATCAAGGAACTCGAAACGGCGCAGAAGGCCGCTCTCATCAGCAAGCTCTCGGCCCAGAGCGCGGAAGCACTTGCTCAGGAGCAGGTCAAGCCGACTGGAGTCACTATCGTTCCTCGCGCTGGCGGAACTGATGCGAAGAAGTTCCAGTTCGCTCAGGATGCTGAGACCTCTGCTACCGGCGTCGGATTTTAGTAACCCGGCACTACCCCGCATCGCTCGGCAACAGCGGTGCGGGTCAACCTCAACATAAATCCATCGAACCAGGGAGAATAATCCGATGAGAAGCAATGGAAATGGAGTAGTGCCGGATTTCGTAGCACATGGAATGCAGAAGCAGACCTCCGAAATCGTAGCGGCATATGTCAAATCTCGGGATGCTGGCACGCAGGCGCAGCTTTCCAAACTACGGCGCAACGTTGAAAAGGATTCGGTCTTCATGGACCGACCCAACACAACGTCCGAACTGATGAAGACGCTCGAAGAGGAAGCAGATCGCATCAAGCTATCGAAGGCAATTCTTCGTCAGGCTTGCCATGGAGTCGTAACCGGTCAGGCCAACATGCAGAAGGCTGGCGTGACATCGGCGCTCGGCTTCAACTTCTACGACCTGCGCGGACCCGCTTACCTGCTTTACCCCGTCGTGACCCCATTCCGCAACTCGATTGGTCGTCAGGGCAAGGTGAACGCCGGTGTCGGTACGGCGGCGAACTGGAAGGCGACCCGCAACCCCGGAACCCCGTATCCTGGAGTTCCCGAGGGGCAGCGTGCTCAGGTTGGCACTCCAGATGAGATCAACTACTTTGCCAGTTACAAGGAGCTCGGTGATGAGCGTTCTGTGACGTTCACCGCAGAGTTTGCCGGCGAAGGATATACAGACAACCTCGCGGACGAACATCTGCGCGGCCTGCACTCTCTCTGGCTTCAGGAAGAGTCGTTGATCCTGTTTGGCAACTCGGGTACGGCATCCGGCAACAACGGATTCGCACTTGGAACCGCGCCAACCCCGACCATCACCGCAGCTACTGGCGGCTTCGCCAATGCGTCGACAGTCTCCGTCTGCTGCGTCCTACTGACTGCCATGGGCTATCCTGCAACTGGCCAGTATGGCTACCTCGGCGGCACCAAACCGACGCCGACCACTGGCCTTACCCCAACGTTCAGTTACAACGCTCCCGGCACGGGGACCTCGATCACCATCAATGGTGGTACTTCGGCGGTTTCGGCGATGTCGGCAGTGACGACCGTATCGGGTGGCAATGGTCTGCTGACCGCAACCGTAACCGGATACCCCAACGGCGTCTTCGGTTATGCGTGGTACGTCAACACCACTGATGCATCTGCCCCAACCAAGGCAAACGCGAAGCTGGCGGCGATCACGCAGTTCCCTTCGTACACCTTCGGCGTTGCGCCTCCGTCCGGCAACCAGAATGCGGCTGCTACTGGCCTCAACGTGGACAGCAGCTATGAGCCGTACGACTTCGATGGTCTCTTCACCTATGCCGCCAACTACGGCATTTGGACAGACCTGAAGGGCGCATCGCTGACCACCAACGTGGGCGGCGTCGTCGTCGAGGTTGAGAACATTCTTGAGAGCCTCTATCAGCAGTTCCAGTTGGGCGTCGATGCCATCTGGGGTTCGCCGGATGCGATCAAGTCGTTCTCTCAGGCCATTCTTGCCAATGGGTCTGCCGCAACTGGCTACCTGCTGAGTGTGGATGGAACGAAGTCGAACGGTGTCATCGGTGGCGTCATCGCCACGGGCTACAACTCGCGCTATGCGGCCAACAATCCGACTGGCGCGGGTATCATCCCGCTGAAGATGCACCCCATGATTCCTCCGGGTACGCTGTATTTCGACATCGCCACCAACCCGTATCCGTCGTCCCGCATCCCTGCGGTACGCACCATGCTCATGCAGCGTGACTACTACGGCATCGAATGGCCGCTGGTGTCTCGTGCGTGGACGTTTGGCACGTATGTGCATGAGTGCCTGGCACATTACATCCCCTGGGCTACGGCTGTGCTCACTGGCATTGGACCTTACGTTCCTGCCAGCTAACCGACTTGCCGATGCGGGTTTTGTCCTCGCTTTACTCGCATCGGCCTCTGGCCACGGCGGTACTTGCCTATCGCCGTGGCTCATTGATTCATGAACGTTTTCAAATTAGTGAAGATTCTTGATGTCGTGAAATTATCTACACCGAAGTCGTGAGGACAGTCCATATGACCATCAATCCCAGCCCAATGGACCTCACCACGCTATCGGCGTGCAAGAGTTGGTTGAGCAATACCAGCGCTGGGAGCGACCCTAACCTTCAGGCGTGTCTTACCGCCGCCAGTATCTTCTTTCTACGCCAGACTGGACGCGGACCTCGCAACTGGCAGAATGCAACACAGAGTCCATTCAATGAGCCCGTAGACTACGCTGAGACCTACGACGGCATCTCGGGAGACCGGCTTTACCTCCGCAACTTCCCGATCAATTCAGTATCTTCTCTGTCGATCAGCGGTTACACCGTTCCCGATTCATCCGGACAGAACCAACCCGGATACCTTATTGACGACTCAGGACGCAGCATTCTCATCCGGCTCTCGGGATATGGCTACAACACTGGCGGCGGTGTCAGCGGGTACGGCAATTTTCGTGGTCGTGGCGGCATCGGTGCCGGACGAGCATTCGCAGCGCCTCCGCAGACGATTCAGGTGGAATACAACGCTGGATTTAGTGCGGTTCCTGTCGTCGATGAACTCCATACGGTTATTGCAGGATGGACGGCGAACACGGCGGTTTCGACAGGCGATGTTGTATCAGATGGAACCTATCTCCAGACCGCCCAGAACTCAGGAACAACAGGGACGGTCGCGCCAACATGGTCGCAATTGAAGGCTGGCCAGACCAAGGACGGCACCACCCCGATTCTTTGGATCAATAGCGGCATCCCGGCATCGCCGAACATGATCGTCATCCAGAATGATGTAACGACGCTATCAGATCAGGGGGTCAAGTATTTCAGCACCGGCAATCCGCTGACCAAGGTTTCTATCTCTCCCGCACAGGGGCAATACTTCCTCGTCGCTCCCGGAACCTATCTTTTCAATGCCGCCGATGCGGGTCAGGACATGCTCGTCTCCTACACTTCAGCGGGAACGCCAGCAGACATTGTGCTGGCGGTAATCCAACTCGTCAGCCTCAACTACAAGCGCCGCGACTGGATCGGGCAACGCTCGGTAGCCATGAAGGATGTCGGGTCAACTTCGTACACGCTGGCAATCGACCCATCTATCCAGGCAGTCATCCTCGCCTATACCAGAGCTTCATTGAGCAGCTAAATGTCAGTGACCATCACCGTAAAAACGGCTCAGATTACCGATTACGTTGAGAAGAAACGCGCAACCCTGATTGATATGCTGGCCGAGCGTATTGATCTCGTGGATCAGATGTTCGCAGATAGAGTTCGCGGAAATCTATCGGGAGGCGTTCTCCAGACACAGAGTGGAAAACTCCTCAGTACGGTGATGCAAACGCCAGCACAGATATCCGGCAACCAAATCTACGGTGCGGTCACGGCTGGCGGTACCGATGCTCCCTACGGAATCTACTTCGAGGAAGGTGGAACCGGATACTACGAGATTCGACCAATCAACGCTCGTGTGCTGGCCTTCATGGGTGAAGGCGGGATGATCTTTGCCAAACTCGTCAACCATCCACCGACGCCGAAACTGCCGTGGTTCCAGCCCGAGGTCGATGCCATCCGGCCAGAGATGAATGACCAACTCAACCAAGTCTTCGCTGAGGTGCTAAAGCCGTGAACACCTATAACCAACAGGCCAGCACCGAATCCATCATGCAGGCGCTCTTTGCCCTTGCTCAGACCGCCAACACGCCAGAGACGCCATTCACCATCATGTCACGGAGGATGCGGCACTTCAAAGACGTCACGCCCGAAGAGATACCGGCATTCTTCCAGTTCCAGAATCCGGTTCGAGAGACGACTGGCGGTGTTCGCAAACTCCCAAAGGAGATCATCGGCGTTTCATGGTTTGTCTATCTCCCGAAGAGCCAGAGCATCGACGATGTCGTCTCGCCAGCACTCAACAACTACTACGATGCGCTCTCGAACGTATTGCTCAGTCCGATAGGCGGTTTACCGCAGACGCTGGGCGGTCTGGTGACGCAGTGCTATAAGGACGGCCAAGGATTGACGGATGAAGGACTACTGGATACTCCGTCACTGATTCACATCCCTATCAAGATCATCACTGGAATCTAAAAAACTGCCTTCGGGCTAAATCACAAGGAGTCTCACGATGCCTACTCTTTCCGGTATTCAATTTGGATCTGGAGTAATCTTTGCCACCCCCGTTGCCGGAAACATTGCGGTCGATCCAACCCCGCAAGAAGTCGGCATCATTCAGGACATCTCTCTCACCATCAGCGGCGACATCAAGGAACTCTATGGACAGTTCCAGTGGTCGGTTGACTCGGCGGTAGGCAAGCGTTCCATCAAGGGAACATTCAACTTTGCCCAGATCACCAACGAGTTTCTGAACCAACTCTTCTTCTCCGATACTATTGCGCCGGGCATCGTCGAGACGGCCTATCGCGAACCGCATACCGTTCCCGCGACGACCCCGTTCACTGTGACCATCGCACCCGCCGGCGGCGGGACGTATGTTGCCGACCTCGGCGTTATCAGCCAGTCGACTGGACTGGCACTCGTCAATATCGGTACTGGAACACCATCGACCGGTCAGTACACTGTCGATCTCGCGACTGGCGTTTATACCTTTGCCACTGCCGATGCCAGCGATGCCATCTGGATCAGCTACACCTACACGGCGACGACAACGGGTACAACGTTGACCGTTGCCAATCATCCGATGGGATGGGGTCCGGTGTTGAGCATGACCATCCCATTTTTCTATCAGGGGAATAAGTTTGCATTCAATCTCCCGCAGGTCAGGCTCGGCAAGATCGACATGAAGACGAAATTGGACGATTATGCCATGATGTCGACCGACTTCAGTGCCTTCGCTGGAGCGGGAAACAATCCGTTGAACGTTTACAACGTCGGGTAGGTTTCATTTACAATCATCTGGGCACGGTGTTCTTCGTCTCCTAACGAATTGAGCTTTGTGCGGAATCTCCTCGACAAGGATTCCGCGACGTGCCCCTATTTTATCAACTCCACCAATATGAAGCGAGGGAAATACCGTGACAAAAACTGAATCGTTCGACGGACAGGATTACACACTGGCTACCATCACTGCTGGAACCGCAAAGAAGATCTCACTCTCCTCGAACAACGGCGTTCCGCTCGAGAACCATGAGTTCAACACCAGATTGGTTGCAGCATCTTTGATTGCTGGCGGTCATGATGATGGTGTGGCCATTACAGACTCATTGCCGATTTTCGATGGCAGCACCTTTGGCAGATTCCTCAATGCCGCGCTTGAAGTGAATGGATTGAAGGTCGAAGCCAAGGAGCCGTCGAAGGGGGAAGGTCAGGCCGAAGCCAGTCCGGCTGCGGAATCGACTGGCGACTCATCTACGGAAGACTAGCATCCTCGTTTGGGTGGACGTGGCGCGATATCGATGCCATGTATATGGATGAGATGTGGGAGGCTCTGGAGTACACCAATCTGGAGCCTCCAGTCCATTTGATTATGCGTCCGGTCGCGCAGCTCTTCGGATTCAAGTTCGCAGAAGTCGAAGCCCGCCATAAGCCAAAGAAATACTCAAGTGCCGAGGTCGGCGGTATGATGGCGATTGCCGGCAAGCCGAAACCCAAAGAAGAATTGCCGCTCCATATCCGAAACTCGAAGACATTCAACAGGCTGGTTGCCGAAATGGAGTAGCGATGCCCGATAATCAGCTTTCATTTGAAACTCGGGTTGATCTCTCTGGATTAGAAACGGGAGTCGCTGGTATCGACACTCGGATGAAGAGTGCCGCATCCTCGGTTGAGGACTTCAATCGAAGGGCGGCGGCGGCGCAGGATGCCTATAACCAACAGGCTGCTCGCGGATATAAGATTCAGGAACAGTTGGGCAAAGCCTTCGACGCTGCTAGTGCTTCAGGTGCTTCCTACGTCGAGGCTATGGAGTCAGCAGCAGCAGCGACCAGAGATGTTGGGGTTGCAAGCGAGAAGACATCCACATCCATTCGCAATGTCACTGGCAACATGTATGCGGCGCAGGGAGCGGCTGGGCTACTCGAAGGCAGACTCCCGATCCGTGCTTTTGAGCGGTTTATTACGACAATCCCTGGTGTCGGCGCAGCACTCCAGTTGGCCTTTCCGATTGTAGGTGCGATCGCACTGGGAGAGATTGTCGTAGATCTCGGTAAGAAACTGTACGATGCCTTCGACCTTGGCGGCGAAAGAGCACGTAAGACCGCTGATGATATTCGTTCTGTTACCAACGAACTGAACACCAGCAATACCGCCCTTGATGTCCAGATTGACAAACTCCAGCAGGAAGAAGCAAAGCTGGAGAAGAAGCCGTTCAATGGCATCAAACTTGTTCTGGATGAGGCAGCGCAGGCAGCGCAGAATCTCTCCGATAAACTTGATGGAGTCATCAAGAAGGAAGAGGAAGCTGTCAAGAGCATGTCCGCCAGCATCCCGCAGCGGTTATTGGGAGGATCGCAGACTGGCTATGAGCAGACGATGCTCCAGCAACATGCTAAGTGGCTCGGACAGGCAAAGAACGAGCAGGATCAACTCAACGAGTCTGTTAGCTTTGGCAATTCTCTAAATCAGCGCTTGGCTGAACTTCAACAGAAGCAGAGAGACAGCGCAGAGAGTTCGCAGCTAGCCCTCCAGCAAGGTACTGCCGTCAATGTCACGGATTATTCCAATGAGATCAATGCAGTCAAGCAACTCATCTCATGGCATCAGCAAGAGCAGGCCGAGATTCAAAAGAATATCGACTTGAATAAGCAGCAGGGTGCCACACAGAACGCACGAGATCATGCTGACGACGCTGGTTTGGCGAACAAGGCAGATACGGCACGGCTCAAGGCGATGGAAGTAGCAAGGGATCTGGAGAAGCAGGAAGGTCTCATCACCATCAAGAATGACCATGACTTCTGGGCAGCTCGCATCAATGAGTTCACCGCTGGATCAGAACAGTTCAAGACAGTGATGGACAAGATTACGCAGGATGATGTGGAAGGCGCACGGAAGGCCAGTGAAGCCATCGCAAAACTCAAGTCTTCCCAACTTCGCAGCGCCAATAATCCTGACGTACTCATCGCTGGCCAGCAAGCGATTGACACATGGCTTCTGAAGACTGCCGACGATGCTACCCACAGTGGCGATGCATGGAAAGCGTATAACGCTGAACTCCTGAAATCATTCGAGATCAACACACAGAATGCCGCCGCCTTACAAGAAGCAAACCTTGCGACGGATGTAGCCGAAGGATCGGTGACTCGGGTTTCGGCAGCACATCAACTGGCTGCAATTCATGCCGAAGAGTATCGCGCCAAACTGAAGGCGCTCGAAGATGAGTTGCGATCTCTTCAGGCAGCATCCGCCAATCTTCATCCTGGCGACAAGGACTACGCACAGAACCAAACGCAAATTCAAGGCATACGCAATCAGATAGCGCAGGTTCAAGGTCAGGGTGCGGTGACTGGCGTGAAGGATGCGTCGGCTACGACACAGGCGATTGCATCCCCTTATCTGAATGCATTCGGCCAGATCAATCAGGGATTCCTTCAAGTTCAGTCGAAGATGATTCTGGGAACGCAGAGCATCTCTCGTGACTTCGCCCAGATGGGAGCCAATCTCGTAGTAAGTGTCGCTGGCGCGTGGGAGAAGATGCTGGCGAAGCAGATTGCCTCGGAGATTCAGATGCAGGCGGCTCATGCGGCTACGGCACAAGCTGGAGTGGCGATCACAGCTACAACGCAGGCAGAGTCTACTGCTATCCACAAGTCGAACCTGATCGAGCAGGCATTCGGCGATGCGAAGGCGGCAGCGGTCAAGGCGTTCAAGTGGGGCATGGACCTACCGTTCCCGGTTGATCTTGCCGTGGCCCCTGCATTGGCGGCTGGAGCATTTGCGGGAGCATTGTCGTTGGCTGCGTTCGAAACTGGCGGAATAATCCCTAATACTGGTATAGCCCTTGTCCATCAAGGAGAAGCCGTGATCCCTGCCGGATTGACGAATCTTTTGCTCAATGCGTCCAGCAACACGAATAACAATAGCAGTTCTGCATCCGTCACTAACAATTTCAATGGCGGTAGCGATGCACAATTCAGGCGACAGATGTCACGAAACGCCGACCATGTTGTGAACACGGTACAGCGCGGGATGCGACGAAAGGGGTTGTCCTAAATGCACCTCAATACTGTTTTTGATCCTCCGTTCAGCGCCAACTTCAATTTCCCGTCAAAGACTCCGATGTACAGCACCATCATCCAGAAGCCAGTATCGGGACGTGGCGAGATCCGCGCCAGTTTGCAGCCGTATCCGCTTTGGAAGATTGATTATGAATTGAGTTATGGCCGTGGTGGCGAGCAGATCCCGAACTCGGTCTATCAATACGTCCTCGGCTTTTTTATGAACGTAGGCGGCCAGTTTTCAGACTTTCTTTATGAAGACCCAAACGATAACTATGTGGAGGACGCATTCCTTGGCATCGGCGATGGTGCGACGACGACGTTTCAACTGATCCGGTCGATTGGTATCGGAACTGACATCGTTCAGAATCTCAATGGCGATCCTGTCATCTCTGGAAATGGTTCGGTTATCTCGTCATCGGATTACACATTAAGTTATAACGGCATCATCCAATTCACGACTGCGCCGACGACTGGAACGGTGCTGACGTGGACAGGGAACTATTACTACCGCGTCCGCTTCGGTGACGACAATACCACCTTCGATCAGATGATGGATAAGATTTGGACGAATAACAAGATCAGTTTCCAGAGCGTGATCCTGTGAAAAATATACCGACTCCGCTACTTGAATATCTCCTAAGTACCGATGTTGAGAGTGGCTACGTCTGCGACCTGTTCAGCATCACGCTCAAGTCAGGACAGCAACTCTATGCAACCGATGGCCAAATCAATATCACCTATGGCGGGAATGTCTATCAGGCAACTACGTATGGGGCATGGAAGATAACCAAGGTTCGGACGGCATTGGGCATGACGCAGAGCTCGATGGACTTCACGCTTCAGGCTGGCGTCGATACCATTATCCAGCCGTTCAATATCCCGATCCTTGAAGCCGTCCAGTTGGGGTTATTCGATGCTGCGACGGTGACGGTCTATCGGACATATTCCGAGGTTTATGGCGATACATCGCTCGGGGTTGAGGTCAAGTTTGGCGGACAGATTACCGAGTTCACGAAGAATGGTCGCACCTTGGCTGAGGGAACGGTCGAGGGATATTCGTTTGCACTCAATCAGCAGATGCCGCGCCAGACGCTTCAGCCGGGATGCCGCTGGACATTGTACGACGTCAACACCTGCACCACAAACAAGGCATCCTTTACCTATACCAACGCTGTTGCGACCGGAACGACCAACATCACCATAACGCCAGCATCGGCGATCTCATTGCCAGCCGGGATTCTGCTGGATCAGGGAACCGTGACCTTTACCAGCGGCCAGAACTCGGGACTGTCCATGAGCATTCAGACCTACGATGGAACGATTATCCGGCTGACGAGGCCAATGCTGTTCCCGATGGCTGTAGGCGATACCTTCAGCATGAGTGCTGGCTGTGCTCATACCTTTGCGGCGTGTCAAGCGTTTCAGGGAAGTAACGCTTATACCAATTTTGGCGGCACTCCCTTCGTGCCTTCGATGGAGTCTGCACTGTGAGCGTGATATAATTCTTTGCATGGAAAACTCAGAGCAGGATGAGCGCCAACTGGTAGTCGCCGAGGTCAAGACTTGGATTGGAACCGCATTCCGGCACCAGGGCCGCGTCAAAGGCAAGCGTGGTGGCGTAGATTGCGGCCAGATTATCGCATGTACCTATGAGAACGCTGGACTGACGAGCAAGATTGATCCCGGTTTCTATCAGTTTCAGCATCACATGCACTCTGACCGCGAGGATTACGTCGCTCATCTGTTGCAATACACGCGAGAGATCACGGCGGCAGAAGCGAAGCCAGCCGATATCGTTCTGTACAAGTGCGGACGAACTTTCTCACATGGCGGCATCCTGATTGAGAATTGGCCGGGATTGATTGTCCACTCGCGGACTGGAGTTGGAGTGGAGTATTCGCATGGCGCGACCAATGCATTTCTGAAAGGTCGCGAGAAAAGATTCTTCTCGTTCTGGGGTAAAGATATTGCGGTGACGGGATGAATCGACATCCAAGGAACCCGTAAAGCCTCCCTGATTTGAGCGGTGAGGGAGTCCTGCTGTGGCAGGGGAATAACTCATTCATTGGCAATATGAATCACAGCAAACTGACGGCAGGTTGATAGAAATATCTCACCGCAAAGCATCACCAATGGCCATCCTAAACGGGTGGCCATTCCTTTTGGGAGACGTAACGCATGAGCTTATTTGGGAACTCCAGCGTCACGCCCAAACTCCACTCGCTCCAAGTCACTCAGTCGATCAACGGCATTTGCATTCCCATCGTCTTCGGGACGAATCGCGTTCAGCAGAATCTTCTCGGCTATTGGGACTTCAAAGATGGCCAGCCCTATCAATCAGGCGGCAAGGGACTCGGCAAGAATGGCAGTGGCTACGAATACTACGCTGCCGTGCTTGGGTGCCTCTGCCAAGGCCGCGTCGTCTCTATCCTGAACGTCTACTCCCAGAATGGACGGCTCAACCTCAACAGTACGTCCGAGACCTACACGGTGCCAACGGGAGGCGGCACCTATACCGTAGCGAATGCCTCAATATTCGCTGCCGACGCTGGAGCAGGTGCGATCCTCCCCTATAGCGTCACCGCAGACAACTATGGAGCTCCTGCGCCAGTCACGCTGACTGGAACATACGTCGATCCCCATGATCCAGTCTCGGGTACGCCTGAGGCTGGCCAATACAGTGTGAGCAACGGCGTCTACACCTTCCCGGCATCAAGCGCTGGACTTACGATGACTATCTCGTATGCGTTCTCGCTCTACGTGCTTGGTTCGACCGAAGACGACATCATCCCGAACTCCAGTCCGTACGAGATCACCGTCCAATATGCTCCCGAGTGGCGGTCAGATGAGGGTGTGTTCTTCGTTCTTACGGGGGCAGCTCTGACGAAAGTTGGCGGCAGTCCAGCTCCGGGCCAGTATTCGACCGATGGCAACGGAAACTATTACTTCAACTCTGCCGACGCCAATCAGACGGTAGCCATCAACTACACATGGCGGCAATCGAACTCCAACATTGATCCCGCATCCCAATTGCAATTTGAGCTAATCGAAGGGAATCAGGGACAAGGGCCTTGGACATATCTCTCCAGTTTCCATGCATCGCAGGCATATGGTTATTCGACCATGGCTTGTGTCGGTGCGGAGAACATGGATTTGGGCGAATCGGCGACGATCCCAAACTATAACTACGAAGTGATGATGGATTTGACCTTCGGGGCTGGAATTCTGGATGCTCCAGTTGCGCAGTGCATTCTCGAGCTGCTGACCAATCCGTATTACGGAGCCCAGTTTCAAGGATCGATCGATTCGAGTCTCATCACCGTCGCTGCCGACTATTGGAACTCGAACAGCTTCTTCATCTCTCCCGTTTTGAATACCGCGCAGACCTGCTCCAGCATCATCGAGCAGTGGACGAATGCTGGCAATACCGGAGTCTACTGGTCCGAAGGCTTGCTCAAGTTCATTCCCTATGGCGACACGACGACCGTAGGCAACGGCTACGAATACACGCCGCAGACGCATCCCGTTGTCGACCTGAACGACGACGACTTCCTCGCCGGTCAGGATGAAGATCCCATCAACATCACCAGAACGCCATGGCAGGATGCTTACAACTCGGTCAAGGTTCAATTCACCAACCGACTCAATGCCTACAACCCTGACATTGTTCAGGAGACCGACGACTATGCTATCTCTCTGTTTGGCCTGAGGCCAGAGGCGCAGCAGGACTATAACTTCCTATGTACCGCGACTGCCGCTACCTTCGCTGCCAACATTCGCATCAAGCGGCTTGTTTATATTCGCGGGAAATACGTATTCACGGTGTCGGCAATTCGGTACTGCTTTCTGGAGCCGATGGATTTGGTCACGCTAACCGATGAAGACCTTGGACTTAACCTGACGCCAGTTCGCATCATTGAGACCGAAGAGAACGACAGCTACGAACTTCAGGTCACCGCAGAAGAGTTTCCATGGGGAACGGCAACCGCGACCCTTTACCAAAAGCAGCCAGCATTACCGCCGCCGCCGCCGCCCGCCATGGCCGATCCGGGCAATGCCAACGTGGTATCCATCTTCGAGCCTACGACACGCGTAGCGACTACCCTCGCAAACTCTGCATTCCAGATATGGATTGCACTCAATGGAGGTCCGAACTGGGGAGGATGTAACGTCTGGCTCTCTCGCGATGGCCAGAGTTATCAGCAGATCGGTACGCAATTGGGGGTATCGCGCGCAGGAGTTATCACTGCTGATCTTCCTGCAGCAGCTTCTCCCGATACCACCAACACGCTCAAGGTATCGATCAGCGGACAACTCTTCAACGTCACGGTACAGCAGGCTGCGGCATACTCCACGCTCTGCAAAGTCGGTAGCGAATATCTGTCCTATGCCAATGCCAACATTACCGGAACCGATGGGGTGGGAACGAACTACTACGATCTCAACGACCTCTACCGTGGCGCGTTCTCTACTCCCGATATCTTCCATGATCATACAGATCCAAACGAAAATAGTTTCATTCGACTGGACAGCCAAATTTTCCAATACAGCTTTGACCCATCGTTGGCTGGCAAGACTGTTTATTTCAAATTTACATCATTCAACCTTATCCAGAATCAGGTGCAGTCTCTCGCAGATGTCTCTGCATACCCCTACACCATCAATGGAGTAAACCTGTCGGCCAACATGACCGTGGATGCGGTCATTGATATCAGCGGAACCACTGCGGATATTCGCATCTATCAATACGGTCAGGCAGTCGGCACCCCAGGCTCGGCAGAGCTGAACAACGGATCTTTGATTACCCTTCCTGCCCAGACTATTACCGGCGAGGCATTGTCTACGCAATATTACGTCAACTTCAATCCCAATACCTCTGCATACGTTGTCTATACCGATCAGAATCAGTGGCTGCTCGATGAAGAGGTAAGCAACTACATTCGTATCGGTCAGGTCATCACGCCTGGCGAGTTTTCTTATATCCCGCTTCTCGGTGGCGGAACTCTCGCAATTGGGGCTGGAGCCAATGCAAACGGAGCATCGATTCCGCTGCCATCTGGATATACGGCAGCAAACATGGTGGCATTCGTCAGCCCTGGTGCTGGATGGTCACCGGGAACACAGATGAGCGGCGTCTACCATGCCACGCAGAGCGGTGGCGTACTCTCCTCGGCCTTCCAGAATCGTTCTGGCGGTATTGGTGTAACTGCAGAGGCAAACTGGGTCGCCGCAACATGGACGGCTGGCGCATCGGTCACCATCTCCTCCATCGGCAGCATTACCTATGTCAGCTTCACGACCGCGAACGGAGATGATCTGTGTATCGCCTGCGGAAATCTCTTGAGCGGCAGCGTTTCTGTCCCGGCTGGGTTCTCGTCAGCACAATGCGTGACGATGGCTGGAATGGCTTCAACGAATCCCACAGGGAATGCCTTCCAGTATGTGCGATCCTGCCAGTTGGATGCCTATCTCAATCTGACGGCCATCTACGACGATAACCAGGGAGACCGGTTCGGCGGCTCCGCGAATGTGTTCTGCGTCTTCTGGAAGACGGGTGGAGGGGTTACCTCTTCTACGGTCGCGGGAGGACGCGCTATCACCATTCCGCTACTTTCTGGTCACGCCATCGCGCTGGTGCAGGCTTACCTGCCCAGCGGTTCAGCCTTCGGACTTCCCTCGGGATTCGGCAGCGCAGGGGTTGTCTCCACGGCAGCGATGGGAAACTTCACTACCACCAGCGGATCGAACGATGCTCACGGCTGGACGGCCTGTCAGACCATCGGCTTCACATTTACCGGGACGTATGCAGACGGCTCAGGCCACACATGGGCTGGCGGCGGAAACATTTTTGCAATTGCCACAATATAAAAAGGGACATCAATGAAAAACTTCGCTCTCGCGGCTATGCTGATGGTCTTGTCTTCGTTCGCCTTCGGCCAGTCCTATACGACAGTGACTGCGCCAAACGTTACTGTAGATAACGGCAGCGGTACGGCAGTCAATCCTCCGAGCGGATCATCTCTATGCTTTCTAGGCGTCAATAACACTGGTGCGGCTATCACCTACACTCCATCGGGCGGCTCTCCTATAAGCGGTCCGGTTTGCCAGACGCTCGATGGTTCTGGAAATCTTACGGGAAGCCTGCAAGTGGCGAATCAGGCTACCGCATCGCCTGTCGGTCTGCGCTACACCATTACCGTGGTGGATGGGGGAACGACCTATCTCACTATTCCCATCGTGCAGTTTTCAGGAGCGTTGTTTCAGTTCAACACCTTTGCGCTTCCCGGAAATGGACGCGCAGGAGGAATCGGCTATCCTCATCTGGCCTGCAATGCCGGGGCCGCATGGAGCTCCACGACGCTGCCCTCAGGACACGACGCTTCAGTATGTACCATGATTAGCGGAGTCGGTTCATGGGTTTCGTATCCGCAAGCTCCCTATTGCGCGGCGAACATGGCTTACCAGACACCGCAGATCAGTGGTGCCCCGTTCTGCCTTGCTCCAGTGGAATCCGGCAATGGAGCGCCTACCGGAGCCTGCACGAAGACGAGCTTCTATTTTCAGCAAGATGCGCCCGGAACTATCTACGGCTGTTATAGCGGATCATGGTCGATCATCTCGGGAAGTGGTAGCAGTGGAATCACCAGTTTTCAGGGAAGAACAACGCCGGGGGCGACTTTGCAGGCTGCCGACCTGTCGTCCGTTATGGCTAATAGCCCGTTTGGGCTGACTGGGAGCACAAGCCTTTTATTGGATGGAGCATCCGGAACTCCGCAGCCGACTTCTTCGTGGAAGGTCGACTCTGGAAATCTGACTGGAACAGGTACATTTTTCCTGAACAACGGATCGGCCAACACCGTCTCCATAAATCCCGCCACGGGCGCGACGACCTTGGCAAACGGAAATTTTACGACTTCTTCAAGCGGAGCTACGGCATGGGGAGGCGGCGCAAGCATTGCATCTTCTGGGGTGCTGTGTCTTACCGATGGAACAAACTGCCCATCGGGGGTGACTCCGCAATACCAGACGATGCAGAACTCAACGGTAAGCCTGACACCACGCTCGAAGCTGAACTTTATCAACTCATCTGGCGTTGTGGGAACGGATAACTCAGGGAATGGTTCGACTGATATTTCGTTGGCGGCGATCCCGAACTCTGCCCTCGCAAATAATTCAGTGACGGTCAATGTCACGGGAGGAGCGACCGGTGGCGGCACGATAGCCCTCGGTGGGTCGACGACAATTAATGTGACTGGGAGTGGGGCAGTCGGTCCGCAGTATGCCATTTCAGGATTTACGGGATCTGGGAGCGGCTCCAGTTATGCCCTTGGACAGACGAACTCCTATACCGATTCGACAGGCAATAATCTGACGGTGCCCGGGGCGTTGACCGGCAAGATCACCAACGGCGGCCTGAACAGCGATATGTATGCGACCGGGAGCGGGAACAACGGCATCGCCAACGCGCTGGCCAGCTGCGGATCGCCCTGCACGGTGAATGTTCCCGCGACCAGCACCGATACGGAAACCCCTTACACCATCAATACTTCAGGGAACCACATCTTCGACCAGCGCGGACAGAGTAACGGGGATTTCTTCTACAACCCTGCGGTGGGCGGCGGTGCCGGATACAACCCTGGCGGCCAGCCTCACTCCGGAGCCGAGGAGATCTACGGCAAGTGGGATATTCCAACTCAGGCACCAGACTTCACCCAGACCCAGATAGGGCAATCGCTCAACCTGAGCTTCAACTCTCCCGGCTGGAACTTCGGCACGGACACCGGATATACGGG